ATGGCGTCGCGTCAGATGAATCGATTGACCGCGCTCGGCATCGGCAAGCTCGTTGATCCGGGATATTACGCGGACGGCGGCGGCCTGTACTTGCAGATCAGCGCGAGCGGATCGCGGTCATGGATCTACCGCTTCTCGCTCGCCGGCCGCGCGCGGGAGATGGGCCTCGGCTCGCTGTCGGTGTTGCCGCTCGCCGCGGCGCGCAAGGTGGCGGCAGACTGTCGCGCGAGCGTGAAGCAGGGCATCGATCCGATCGCTGCGCGGCGGCGCGCGCAGGTCATGCGAGCCGCTGAGGACGCGCCCGGAGTGACGTTCAGGCAGGCGGCCGAGGCATTCATCGCCGATCGCGCGTCGGGCTGGCGCAACACGAAACATGCGAAGCAGTGGACGTCCACCCTGGAAGCCTACGCCTATCCCGTGATCGGCGATATCGACGTGCGCGACATCGACACGGAAATGATCGTGCGCATCCTGCAGCCGATCTGGATGAAGAAGGGCGAGACGGCGCGGCGCGTGCGCGGGCGCGTGAAAGCGATCCTCGATGCCGAGACGGTGCTCGGCCACCGGACAGGCGACAACCCGGCGCGCTACGTCGACCACCTCGATCGCGTGCTGCCGCGGGTGAAGAAGCGCAACAGCGTGAAGCATCACCCGGCGCTGTCGTGGGAGGAGATGCCCGCGTTTTTCGCGGCGCTGCGCCAGCGCCCCAAGCGCGCCGCGCAGGCGCTGCGTCTGCTGATCCTCACGGCGACGCGCACGAATGAAGTATTGTTCGCGCGGCCTGAGGAGTTCGACCTCGATGCGCGCGTCTGGACAATTCCGGGTGACCGGATGAAAGCAGAGCAGGAGCTGCGCGTGCCCCTGTGCGACGAAGCCGTCGAGCTCGTGCGCATGCAGATCGCGACAAAGGCAAAGTGGGGATGGCTGTTCCCGGGATACAAGGATGGGCGGCCGCTGTCGAATATGGCGATGTTGCTACTGCTGCGCCGCATGGACCGCAGCGACATCACGGTGCATGGGTTCCGTTCAACGTTCCGGGATTGGATTGCGGACTGCACAGACTATCCCGATTCACTCGCCGAGCAGGCGCTCGCGCACACGATCTCGTCGACGACCGTTTCCGCATACCGGCGCCGAGATATGCTCGAGCGCCGGCGCGGGATGATGGAGGACTGGGCGCGGTACTGCGCGGGGCAGACCGCGACCGTTGTGCCGTTCACGCACCCTACTGCGCAGACAGCTGCGTGATGTTGTCGGCCGGACTTTCAGAGGCCGGCTTCTTCCCGGCTTTCTCTGCCAGCCACGCGTCGATGTCCTCCTCAAGCCATGCCGTGCGGCCTGGCACGAGCTCGAACGGTTTCGGGAATGTGCCGGCAGCGATCATGCGGTAGAGCGTCGATTGGCCGAGGCCGACCTTGTCGACGATGTCTTTCATTCGAAGTGCTTTCATCATTTTCCCCTCGTGGTCATAGCGAGCTCGCGGCGGCATGCGAATTCGCGATCGTATCCGGCAAGCGTCGATTGAAGGTTCGGGCCGGTGCGTCGTTCACCTACCGGTGTACCAAGCGGCGCTCGCGGCGGTGGTTCGACTGGCGCAAGGCAATAGCCAAGATCATTCGTACATCGCAAGTCGATACGAACGCGGCCCGAATAAAAGAGCATGTCGACTCGACATTGAAGAACGGCAGGCTGAACGCCAAGCGCGAATGCGAGCTGATAGATGGTCTTCGTGCCGCTCGTGAGCTGCGCGAGGATGTCGTCGTTCTTGATGCGGAGAGTGGTCACGATTCGTCCCCTTGGGTGCGGGCGGCGTTAATAGCAATCGCTGCTCGTCCCGCTGCAACGATAGACTGCGCTGCGTAATCCACGATGTAGCCGCCATCCGCGTCATTCAAATGCGGTGCCATCGCATTCAGAATCTCTATATCCGTCACCTCTCCGATCGTCTGCTGCGCTAGCCGCTGTTTAAGGCCTGCGATTTCCGCCGACTGTGCCGCGAGATACCGGTTCTGGTCTTCGCGCTCGTGCTCCATTGCTTCTAGGCGGTCGCAAAGGGCGAGGATTGCATCGGCACATTCGAAAAATTGCTCGGCTGCTCCGATATGTCCAATTTCGGATGCCACATATGCCATATGGCGAGTTTCCTTCGCCAACTCCCGTATCTTCTTCACGTCGATCTCAGACATTGTCTTCCTCACTCGATGCGACGATTGGCATCTTCGGAAGCGCCATCCAATGCGTGACGCAGGCCATGCCGATCCAATTTCCTTGAAAATACTGAGCGAGTGTGATAGCCCGCATATTGGTCGCAATGACGAAATCTGCTGTGGCAGGCGTTCGTACATTTACGCTGATCCAACGATCCTCTTTGTCAGTCTGGATTTCGGTGCTCTGCTGCTGCGTGGGCGGTCCATCACACACCCCATGAACCGAGTTTTGACAGAACTTCTTGCAGTAGATGTCGCAATAGTTCGGCTGCTGCGTGGGGGCGAGAACTTCTCTCTCAATGGCGCGGGCGAAACATTCGCCCGCGGCCGGCGAATTGAAGTATGCATGCGGGATTTCCGCGCGCATGATCCTCATAATGCAATCGAGCGTCAGCGCATTGTTAGTCGGCATGGTCGACTCCTTTGGCATGGTCGATATCAGCCGGCGCCTCCGGCTTTTTCTTCCAATGGGTGTATTCGGGAAAGCTTGGGCTGATGAAACTTGCCTCGATGATCGTCGCGAATCCGGGATCATTGTTCCATGCGAGTACATCGTCATCGGAGGGGATTCCCGCTTCGATAGGGCGCTGAACATCGGCCCGAATCCAGTCATCCTCCATCTTTTCCGGAATGTGAAACAGCACGGCCTCAAGCTCCCGAACCTCGCGCTTGTAGGCGTCGATCTCGACTTGCCATGACTCAGCCGGACGGGCGGCGAGAAGCTGCTTGAGCGCCTCAGCATCGTCCTTCCATCCATTCGCATCCATCTCTTCGGCAAGGGCCGACAAACTTGCGCGACGTTCAGGGCTCAGTTGCGAGTTAGTAAGATTAGCGGTCATGGTCGGCACCTCGATTGTTCGACAGAACCGCGACCATTCCGAGGCCGCTTTCGATCAGGGGGGGGATGTTGTTCTGCCCGTATGCGATGAGACAGATGGGGGCACCCGAGTTAAACGGTGCGCGGCGTCCATCGACGTAGTGGAAGTGTGGCCGTCCGCGCAGAAAGAGTATGGCGGCTGCAATAGGCCATACGCATTCGTAGAACATGGCGGTTTCGGTGCGGGCCGGAATCAGTGCGATGCCATTGCCATGTTCGGCCATGCGGCGCAGCCACTTCACCGCCTCGCGGCCAAACGGCGGATTGCACCAGACGCGGCCATGCCATGCTTGCGCTAGACCATCATCCTTGATCGAGTAATGACATGCGGCCGTATTCCAAGGGCGCACGATCGACGCGCATGGGTCGAGATCGAACTCGCCAAGTGGCCGAAGAATCTCCGGTGGCGTCAGCCACTCATCATTCTTCATGCGTGCGGATTGATGGCTCGACAGGCTCATTGGTCGGCTCCGTTGAGAACGGCGGCACGGTCGAGACGTTCAGGGCTCAGTTGCGAGTTAGTCGGTGCGTCGGCCTGCGCGGGTTGCTCGACAGGGAATGCGGCGATGGCGCGGGCACGCGCAAGCAAATCGGCGCGGAATGCCTTCTCGCGTTCTCGGCACGGGACCTGATCTGCAAAACTCTGCACGTCATCGATCAAATCATTCAGCAAGTCGCGCGGGATCGTCAGCGCATCAGGAGCATGGTTGGGGTTCGGCCGCCAACGGTCGGAACCCGGCGTGTAGATGAGCCCCATCGCCTGTACCGTGCGCATGGCAGCGTCTCGCATTTCTTCCGCACCTGTCTCATTGGCAGAGGTGGCCAGATTCACAGCGTTACGGATCGCCAGGATCACATTGCCTACTGTCGCGACATTCTGTCGAAACGCGCCGGCGCCGACTTCGTGGTCGCAAGCGCCTTCTGCAAAGGCTCGAATTTGTTCTTCCGTCAGCGCATCGGCGCGGCTCTGTTGTTGGTCGTTCATGGTCTCTTCCTATACAGATAAAGCCTCAACGGCAAGTTAATTTCGTTCGTCATCTTCGATGTCTCGAAGCTCATGGGGCAGGGCCAGTGCTGATCTCTGGCTCAGAGCAGCGCGCATGTTTTCATAGCAGCCGGGACTCCGGCCTAGGATGTCTATCCGCTCGGTTGTTTCCACTCGCCGCGCATCAGCCTGCACATTCCTGCCTCATGAGATCCGAAAAAACGGGCGCTCGTGCTGGCCGCCCTAAAACCGCCGCGCTATCCGAGGGCCGTGCGCGCGGCGGGTGAGCCGAGTGGCTGCGCGCTATTGCTCGACAGGTTCTTCGGCCGGATGCCCGCTGTCCGCCGGGCCGTTCTCGGCGCCGCGCGCGAGATCGCTGCCGGCGAATGGATCGTCGCCGGCGGCCGCCTTCTCAGCCGCTGTCTTCTTCTGGCTGCGTGCGCCTTTCTTCGCTTGGTCGACAAGATCTTCCTGCTTCGCTTCCGGCGCGCGGAATGTGCATTCGACTTCGGTTTGCGCCATGTGGTCGACGTAACCCTGCAACTCCGGCGGCAGCTTCTGGTAGGCCTTGAAGCGGAGCAGCGCGGATCCACCTTCGCATGCGTCGACGAGCGTGAAGTCGGAGAACTTCACATCACCGGCCTTGATCTCGGACGCATCACTTGCGCCGCGGTGATACACGATCTGCCAGCCGGTGAGATCCTTCTTCAGCTTGATCGGCATCTGGATCGAGAGGCACTTCCGCGCTGTCAGCTTGATGCCCTGTTGCGGAAGCGACATCTCGCCTTGGCCTTCCGCATTTGTGCCCGACGCCGCGCCCGGCTTGCTGGTGTCGCGCTTGTACAGCGCCGTGCGCAGGTCCGGGTCGAATTCGTCGAGGATCGTGTTGTCGAACATGCGCTCGAACGTCACGCTCACACCGTGGTCGCGCTTCTCGCCTTTGAATTCGGGCACCGGCGTTACGGCGACGATCTTGATCAGCGTGCGGTCCATTTCGAATTGCTTCATCGAGGTTTCTCCTGGTGGGGATGGGCGGTTATCGGGACTTCGGCATGCGCGCGTGGATGTCGCGCACGCGCGCGATGACGCGATCGGGGAGCGGGATGACGGGGCCGCCGTCGAGCGCGGCGAACGCCGGCCGCAGCAGTTCGCGGTCGATCGGTGTCATGTCCGCGTCGCGGATCTCGCGCAGCATGCGAAAGATCGGGCTGTCGACGGTCATGCAGCCCTCGCCGCGAGCACGTTGTCTTCGAACACGCGCACGCCATCGAGCGGGCAGTTTGCCTTCAGCGCGAGTGCAATCTTGTTGATGGCCGGCATGTTCGCGTCGAGCAGATCGACGTATTCCGGATGCGCGGCGACATAGCGGACGAGCGCCAGTTTGTCGCTGATCTCGGCCTTCCAGACCTTTCTCGTCGAGACGCCCTTCGTCTGCGGCGCGGCCGCCACGACCGGCGCGGTGATCAGCGTCGCTGTCTGCTGCAGCGTGGCCGCTTCGGCGGCACCTTGCTCGACGCGGCTCTCGGCCTCGGCGTTCAACCGCGCGGCCGTTTCAACGTCGCCGGCGGCCGCCGCTTGCTCCGCTTCATGCTGGATTCGCTGCGCTTCGGCTTGGGCTGCGGCTTCGCGCGCCGCTGCTTCGGCTTCCATGCGCGCGCGCTCCTGCCGCGCTGCTTCCTCAAGGCGTGCCTGCTCGGCGATGCGCAACCGTTCTTGCTCTCGGTCGTAGCCCTGGATCGCCTTCTTCAGGAGCGCCTCGGCCTGCTCGAGATAATCGGTCGGCGCGCGGAAGAGATCCATCACGGCTTTCTTCGCAGCATCGATCGGCTGCGTGATCGCCTTGCGCTTCGTATCGAGATCCTTCTGCAGGCCTTTGATCTTCGTCAGGTCCTGCACGGCAAGGTCGCGCACTTCCGCGCAGTCGATCTCGAACGCCTTCGCGCTTGCGAGCGCGCGCTCGGCACCTTTGAACAATGCGTCTTCAGGACGCGGAACTTGCAGATTCACCAGCGGTTGAGTGTCCATTTTTTTCTTTCCAGTTGCGGAGGGTGAGGAGCGACAGGAACACCGGCCAGTCGCCTTTGTCGGTGAACGGCACCAGCCGGTAGGTGCCGTCGGCGCGCAGCCCGAGACCGTAGCGATCCTCGATCTTCGTGCCGCTTTTCGCGAAGAGTTCGCTGTACGCCGCCAGTTGCAGGCCGATCACCGGCCCGAGCGTCAGCATCTTCTTCAGGTCGATCACCGCACGCCGGCCGCGGATCAGACCCGAACGGTCGGGCGTGCCGGCGAAGCGCAGGGCCGGATGGAAGAGCCGCTTTTCGATCGTCTCGGGCACGAATCCCGTCTCCGCGCGGAACTTGATCCACGCCGTGAGGTATGGCCGGAGCTCGTCCGCGAGGTTGTCCATATCCAGATCATCAAGGTCGTAGAGCTCGGTCATGCGATGCACTGCGGAGCCGAGCTGCCGCGCGCGCTCGAGCGTCTCGCGCGGCACCATCGAGTAGTCAACGAGCGGCGCGAGGATCTGCGTCACGCTCGGTACGCGCTTGCCCGCGACGGTGTAGACGTGGTCGACCGGATCGAAAAGCAGCTCAGCCATCACGCACCCGCCATCGGGTCTTCGATCCAGGCGACGATCTCGTTGTAATTCGCCATCGTCACGCCGTCGTAACCGAAGCCGAAGCGCTTGCGCAGGTCCGCTTCGCCGAGCGCGGCCTGTTCCATCTTCGTCTTCAGGATGCGCATCACGCTTTCGCTCGCGGGTGTTCCGGTTGCCGGCGTGCCCTGTTCGAATGGCTCGTCGTCGGCGCCCGGTTCGCGCGCTACGGTCTGCTGCTGCGCAGATTGCGCGGCGCGGCGCGGCGCGCGTTGCGGCGCGGACGCGGCTTGTTGCGCGGGTTCGGCCTGGCGTTGCGTCGGAAAATCAATCACACCGTCGCTATCGGCTTGGGTAATCGCCGGCGCCGCGGTGCGCGCGCTCTTCGATTGCGGCTGCGGCACATCGACGACCTGTGCCGGACCCATATCGCGTTCGGCAATGCGCTGGCCTTCATCCTCATCGAACACACCAGCGAAGCCGAACGCGAGGCGCGCGCCCTGTACGAACGTCTTGTGACGCAACATCCGGTTCGGGTGCGACTGCCACGGCTGCATGCCCTTGCGCACGACTTCCTCGAAGTATTCGCGCACGATCACCGGCCGTTGGCGGTCCTTGCGATAGATGCGAACCTCCATCCATTCCGGCACCTGTTTGCCGCTGAAATCGGTCTTCTTGTCGGCATAGATGAACTCGAAACCGTCGCATTGCGGATGTTCGTTGACGATGCGGGCCCAGCCATCGACCCCTACCACCGGCACGATGCCGCCTTTGTCGGGGAAGGCATAGATTTCCTTCGTGAACGGGTTGAGGCCGTACTGATCGGCGACGATCAGCAGCGCAGCCATCTGCTCGTTGCTGACTTCTCGATCGCCTTGTTGCTTGAATGCGGTCGATTTCAGCGTGTCGAGCATTTTGTTCGCGTCAACGCCGTACTTGTCGGCGAACTTTGCGACGAGGCTGGTTCGCTGCGTAGCGACTTGGCGGATATCGGACATGTGTTCCTCTGCGGGTGATGAAGATGTTTCTGGATGGCGCGTTATGCCTGCTCGGCGGCCGGCGATTTCTCGATGCAGCGATACGGAAAGCGATCGACGTGTGGCTTGATGTGCTTGTAGAAGTGCGAACCGATCGACTCGGCGCCGCGCAGCGCCGCGAAGTTCGCGGGCGTTGCGTTGTCGTAGTGGTAGAGCGACGTCGGCGCGCCGGTCGCGCGGTCCTTGAAGCGGATCGCGAGCGTTTGTGTCTGCTCGTCGTAGCCGATGCTGTGAATCTGCGACGATTCGACGGGGATCATGTCGATGGCGGGAATGGTGCTCATGGTCAGGCCTCGTGGGAATGAACAACGGAAACAGCACGGTCGTCGTCGGCCGTGATGCCGAGCTGCGGCAGCACGAGCCATACGATCAGGAATAGGATCGTCGCGACGACGATCCAGAGGGCGAACAGCTCGCCGATGTTGCGGAGCAGGCGTTTCATCCCAGACTCCGCAGATACGGTCCGGCGACGAGCGCGCCGTACCATAGGAGGCCGATCGCGACGCCGTATGCGGCCGCCCATGCCGATCCTTCGAGCACGTATCGCGCGCGCGATACAACCGATCGGCTGTAATCGCGCAATACAGGCGTTGGGCTGTTGAGAGGGGTGCGCATCATGTCAAATCCCGTGCCTTGATCATTTCATCAGCGAAGAAATAGGCGTCCTGTGCTACTCCCTGCATCCATCCGGGCTCGCACGACACCTCACCGTTTCGCCATGCTGCGAAAAGTTCAGCAAGGAACGCCGGAGCAACCTTAGCTGCCACGTAGTCGCGAACCGTGAGGCCACCATGCATCATTGCCTCTGGCTCATATTCGGCACTCCCATCCATTTCAAGGCGGACGCACCGAAGCTCTACAACCTGACCGAATGCCGGGCCACCGCCGTTTCTTTCACTCATCACGCACCCCCGCGATCGTCACGTGCCGCACCGGTTCTGGCGCTTCCTTGCGCCCTGCCTTGATGAGGGCGGCGTCGATGGCCAGTCGAAGGCCGGACGGGATCATCGCCGTGCCCGCGTCGGCTTCGGTGGCGAGCAGTTCGAGGGCCATAAGCATGTCCGATACAGCCGCGAATTCTTTCGCGCGGTTCGTCGCGGTGATCTCGGCAAGCTCTCGATCTAGCGCGGTGCGCTGCCTCATGTCGATCCACGACTCTCCATCAAGACGGTCTTCGTCTGGGTACTCAACCCATACCGTCGCGATGTGCGTGCCGTTTTCGAGGCGGATGCGTTTCCCGTCGGCGATGAACGGCGTGTGCTTGATATCGCTCATGTCATTCTCCGTTCGGTTCGAAAGGATCGAATTACTGAATAATCAATCTGCGGACGGCGCGCGCGCGGAGCGCGGCGCCCTTGTGGTTGTAGTACTGGTAGCCGCTGCCGAAGCCCTGAGACCAGGCGTAACCGGAGTAGCCGGGATCGGTGTCGGGCTCGTTCGACCAGTAAGCATCGGGTTCAAACTGATCACGATGATTCGCCAACAACACCAAATGTTCGATTCGCGTCGGCAGATCGCCGCCGATCGATTTCGCCCAGCCCATCTGTTCCTGCCAGGTCGCGTCGTCGTTATCACCAGCAAGCAGGATGACGTGGTGAAGCTGGCCATTGGTGTTTCTTACCTTGCCGATGTAGATCTCGCCTTCGTTGAGCTCAGGCAGTTCAGTTTCTTGCTTCATTTCTCGATCTCCGGTGTGGTGTGATTAGCCGAGCAGCGCTTCAAACAGCCTCTTGCGTTCCCACGACGTTTCGAGCTTCTTCTTCACGGTGTCGGTGAATGCTTCGAGCATCGCTGCGTTGATGCTCTGGGCAAGCAACGGAGCTGATGCGATCAGTCCATCCTTGCTTTCGGCGAGCACTTCGATGATGTCCGGCACGAGGTTCTCGTTGATCCACTTCGTCACTGCCGTCTGAACGGCGCTCCATGCAGCCAGCTTGGCGGTGGAAATTGCGTTCTCGCTGATCTCACGTTTCAGGCCCACGAGAATGTCCGGCATGGCTTCCGAAACGGCCTGATTGATCTGGTCTTGGGTGAGCATGGTCTATCCTCGGTGTGGTGTTGCCGGATTACGACGCGAACGCTTTGCGCTGCGTGTCGAGCCACGTCTCGGCCCATTCGAGCGCGAGCTTCGACGCGGCATTCGTTTCCGGCGTATCGCCCTTTCGGATCGCCATGAAGAATCGCTCGACCGGGCGTGACGAATCCTTCGGGATACCGAATTCCGACGAACCAACATCGATGCCGCGCGCGTTCGCGATTGTGCCGACGAGGCATGCGCATTCGCCGGAGTAGGTCGAGCCGTCAACGCGGCCAACCTTCAGAGCTTCGATCAGCGCCGGCACTTCGCGCGGGGCCTGCGAGATCACTTCGATGAAATCGGCTTTGATCGGCAGCAGGTACGCGCCGCTCAGGTCCGCGCCGCTCAGGTCCGCGCCGCGCAGGTTCGCGCCGCTCAGGTTCGCGTCGCTCAGGTTCGCGCCGCTCAGGTTCGCGTAGCTCAGGTATGCGCCGCTCAGGTTCGCGCCGCTCAGGTCCGCGTCGCTCAGGTCCGCGCCGCTCAGGTTCGCGCCGCTCAGGTTCGCGACGCTCAGGTCCGCGCCGCGCAGGTCCGCGTCGCTCAGGTCCGCGCCGCGCAGGTCCGCGTCGCTCAGGTCCGCGCCGCTCAGGTTCGCGCCGCACAGGTCCGCGCCGCTCAGGTTCGCGCCGCACAGGTCCGCGCCGCTCAGGTCCGCGCCGCGCAGGTCCGCGTCGCTCAGGTCCGCGCCGCTCAGGCTGACACTTTGCTTGTATGCCAACTCAACCGCAACCTTCATCGAATCCGCTTCGCACTCGAAAATGACCTTCAGCGTCCAGCGGTTGAGGATTTCGATCTTCATGTGAGTCTCCGGGTGGTGTGATGTGATTGCCCGCAGGGTGGGCGCGGTTGGTCAGGGGGGGGCGACGCGATCGATTTGTTTGTCGATCTCGCGATTCCATGCTGCGCGGTCGATGCAGATCAGGATGCAAACCGGCATATCGTCCGGATTTAACAACATTCTCGGATTGATGGCGTCTGTCGAAAATGTCACTTTGTTCCCATGCTTTCCATGCGTGACGTTTGTGATCGCGGCGTTAAGTCCTTGCATGCGAAGTTCATCGTCTTCGAGATTGGCGAGTAGTTCGTAGATTTTCATCGTCGTTCTCCTGTAGCGGGCGCAGTTGGTCAGTGCATGTGGTCCTCGTCGTCCACGAAGTGCTTCACCGCACGCACAATCTCGACGACGAGCCAGAGAATCAGCAGGGCGAGCACGCCCATTGCGATGCGCGCCATGTCAGCATCCCCCGCGAACATCGGCGACGCCGGGCGCAATGAGGTTGCAGGCCAATTCGCGGAGCAGATGCTCCACGAGCGCGCCGCGTGGCATGCGGGACAGTTCGAGCAGGTCTTGGGCGAGGAGGCTCATGGCGTCACGCCCTCCGACGAGCGATGCCTTCGGCCGCGAGAAGCGCCGCGTCCTCGAAGGCGTTGTCGAGCAACCAGAGGTAATGCGCGTGGTTCTCGCGGCTCTCGTGGCGCGCGCGGTAAGCGGTCATCAGCTTCGCGAGAAAGTCTGCGTCGAAGCCGCACAGCTTGTTGAACACGTCGACCGCGTTCATGTCGTCGGCCGCGCGCTCGACGGCGGCCTCGAATGCGTCGTCTGCCGCCTCGGCGAGCGCCCGCGCGCGGTCTTCCTGCACCTCGAATGCGGCGGGAATATGGCGGGGTGAGATCGGGTGGTGGAGCATTGTCGACTCGCTGTTCAGTGCTATGTTGAGCACATTAAACACCTCGTGCGGGCGAATGTCAAGCACACTATACAGTCGAGATGCAAAAAAGGCCGCTTCTCGCGGCCTTTTTCAGGGCGACCGGCTTTTCAGTGCACTTTGCAGGCGACGATCATCGAGCGCTCCGCGGTCAGGCCCCCTCCGAAACCGTTCGCTCCCCCGCCGAACGCCGCCATCGGTTCGCCGTTGCGATCGAAGACATCATAGCCTGCCGCACCGCACCTATCGCCAGCGGCAGCAAGGCATTTATCCCAGCCTCGAGCTGCGCCGCTGCAGTTCAGCGCGTAGGCCTTTCGGCCATCCGGCGCGTATGTTTCGTGAACCGTGGCGCAGGCTGCCAGGAGAAAAGGAAATGTAAGAAAGATCGATCTCATATGCGCTCGCTTTGTTTATGAATGACCCGGCCGATGATGAACGTATCGCCGTTCAATGGTCGGTCGCGATAAATGCGCTTATCTTGGTTGTCGGAAGCCGCAACCCAGTGGCCATCAGTGCGGAAAAGGCGCTTGATGACGACCTCACCGTCGAAGCTCAGCGCGAAGGCAACGCCGTCGCGCGGCGAAGTGTCCGCCGAATTCACCACTACCCAGTCCCCATCGTAAAGGCCCGGCTCCATGCTGGCGCCGGCGACCTTGATCGCGAGCAATTTTTCGGGATCGTATCCGTTGCTCTCGTACCAACTCCGGTGAAAAACGATCGGAGCGTGGTCTTCTTCGAGGGGCTCAATGCCATAGCCGGTGATGCCGGCCGAAATCTTGATCTTCACTCGTCTGATCGCCGGGTATTCGGGGTTTTCCTGAAGGGAAATTTCCTGCAGGGTGGCGGGCTTCATCCTGCCACGACCAGTCGCGAGCCAATTCGGCGAAACAGATAGAGCAGACGCCACTTTTAGGAGGTTCTCACCCGCCAGACTTGTGGTAGCGCTGTTCAGCCAGAACGAAACCGCGCCTCGCGTAACTCCTACGCGGCGGGCGAGTTCGGACTGATTCATCTGAGCTTCTTGAAGGGCCGCGCGTAGGCGGTCTGCCAGTGTTTTCATGTCTAGCAGACTAATCCCTTGTGCGTTAAGTGAGCTTGACATATGATTTGTCTAGTGCGCTATACATAGGGGCAAAAATGCTGATGACCAAGCAACAAGCGATCGAGATCTTCGGAAGCGGTGCCGAATTGGGCCGCGCCGTAGGCCTCACGCGTGGCCGTATTTCGCAATGGCCCGATGAGCTCGAGCAACGGGAGACAGATCTCGTCGTCGGGGCTGCCCTGCGCCTTGGGAAATCCCTTCCGTCTGGCTTCGTCGTTTCAACCGGAGCCGACCAATCGCAGGTGCCAGCATGAGAACTGCGAAGGCTGCCCGGGCCGAATACCGGAACGAGGTCAAGACACGGTTGCGCGATCGCGTCTACGACGCGCTCCAGTTCTACAAGCAGCTCCATGGCATCGACTCCGATTCCGCCGCGCTCAACCGCATTGCGGAGGTGGCACTGTTCGGCGTTGTTGGCACTTTGCCTGCGCAGCTCGTCGGCGTCAGTGCCGAGGTGGGACAGATCGGCCCGCAGGTGCGCGCATGAGCGGCGACCGCGTAGAGCAGCCGGTGCTGCTGCCGCTGGCAGCGGCGGCGGACCTTGCGACGCAGGCAGCGAAGCAGGGCGTGTCGACCCCCGATTACCTCGGCTACCACGTGCTCAAGAGCGCGTACGGCGTGATGCACCCCGCCGTGATCGCGTTCGAGCAGCGTCCCAAAGTGGGACAAGCGGGGACGGAAGGCGAGGACTCGCCATGAACTTCTACAAGCGCCACATCGGCGACTATCTGAAGGACACGGCGCACCTGTCGCTGCTCGAACATGGCGTCTACGCGCGGCTGCTCGATGTCTATTACACGCGCGAGTCCGGCATTCCTGACGACCAGGCAGCGCGCCTGATCGGCGCGCGCGCGCGCGATGAGCTGTCCGCACTGAAGGTCGTGCTCGGCGAGTTCTTCGAGCTGGTCGATGGCACATGGGTGCAGCAGCGGTGCGAGCGCGAGATCCATGCGGCGGGCGGCCAGCAGGATGAGGACGGTGCGCCGCCGCGCTCGGGCAAGGCAGCGCGCCAGAAACAGTACCGCGAGCGCCGGAAAGCGATGTTCGATCGTCTCCGTGATTTGGGCGTGACGATGCCATTCGACGCCTCGATGGACGATCTGCACGACGCCCTGTTACGCGTAACGGAGGCGTCACGCGTTACGCCGGAAGCGTCACGCGTTACGGATGACATAACGGGAGTTACGCATAACGTTACGGCTACCAACAGCCAGACTCCAGACTCCAGACTCCAGACTAAAACCTTGGGTGCTGTCGTCGACACAGGTGCCTCAGACGATATCGCGCGCGACGATTTCCGCCCGAAGGATGCGGCCGAGTGGCTGCGGCATCTCCACGATCGTCACGGCTTCGAGGCCGACCCGACGAACGTCAACGACCGGAAAAAGCTCTGGCCCGTGTTCGCCGGATGGACGAATGCCGGCCTGACGACCGCCTTCGTCGACGCCGCCATCGCCGCAGCGATCCGCGACGCCGGCGAGCCGATCGTCTGCCTGCCGCTCTACGTCGATCGGTGCATGGCGAATGCGAATGCTGCACGCGCTTCGCCGTCGGCGCGCACCGAGCGCGACGAGCGCCGCCGCAACGGCTGGGCCGAGCTCACCGGCACTGGCGCCCCCGAACGAACCGCAGCACAACCCGCAGAGGTGATCGATGGACATGTCAAACGCATCGGATGAGGTCTGGCCGCAGGACGCGGCGCCCGAGCATTGGGTCATGGAGCTGTTCAAGCGGATGGGGCGTATGTGGGGCAATGCGTTCCTCGAGAAATGGCCGCAGGACGACCTGTACGGCGTGAAAATCGAATGGGCGCGCGGCCTGCGCAAGCTGTCATCGAAAGAGCTAAAGGCCGGTGTTGACGCGCTCATCACGCTCAAATTCGCGCCATCGTTGTCCGAGTTCTATGCCCTCTGCAAGCATTCGCGCGCGGTCGAGTTCACGCCTCACGCCGCGCTCACCGACCAATCGCGCGCACGTCCCGAGGTCGTCGCGGCGAACCTATCGCTCGAGCGCGAGATCGTCGCGCCGCTCGCCGTGCCTCGTATGGTTACGGCCGAGTGGGCCTACAAGCTGCTGATGCGCGGCTCGTCCGCTTCCGGCAAGCCGCTGACGTCCGGCGTCTTGCGCTGCGCTACCGACGCGATTTCGTCAGCGGCCGGCCGCCGTGTCATCGACGAGTGCCCGAATCCGACGCTCGCGGACGATTACCGCAAGATTCGAGACACGATCATCGAGAACTATCGCACGCAGGGATTGCGCCTTTGGAGCGTGCAATGAGCATGACCGCCACTACCCGCGCGCGCGGGTTCGAACAGGAGCACCCAGCATGACGATCGCCCTCGGCATCGACCCCGGAATTCGCGGCGCGCTCGCCGCGCTCGACCACAACGGCCACCTGCGCATTGCGGACATGCCGACGCGCCCGAAGCAGGGCAACGGCAAGGTGCGCAACGAGATCGACGCGGCTGCGCTGCAGCGCCAGTTACGCGAGCTGATCCCCGCAGACGAGCAGGCGATCGTCGTGATGGAAGCGCTCAACACGTTCGCGGGCGGCTCTGTGCAGACGATGGCTTCGCTCGAAGCGACGAAAGCCGTGATTGCCACCGTCTGCGAGCTCAGCGGATACACGCCGGCCATCGTCACGCCGCAGTGCTGGCAGCGGTTCTACGGCATCAAGCGCAGCGCGAGCGAGGACACGAAAGCGCAGAGCCTGCGTCTGGCGCGCGATCTCTATGGGCCGGCCTTCTTCCCGCTGGCGAAACATGACGGCCGCGCCGACGCGACGCTGATCGCGCGATGGGCGCAGCGCAACCTGACGTGAAGCGCGTGATGAGCGCATGAAATCCTGCGCGTGCCGCCGGCGCGCGCCAACTGCAGCACCGACGGAGGGAAGCATGAATCAAGCGAACATCCACTACACAGCATCGAATATCGGTTTGGGGAGCGTACTCGGAAGTCAAGCGCAAGCGGAATACCAGAAGCAAATGGCAATGGCCGCGGGCCCGAATGTTTTTCAGCCCGACACCGTGCGCAGTTTGATTGAGCGCGCGCACCATGCCATCGAAGTTCTCGAGCACGAGCTCGGGCGACTTGTCGATTTCACATATCCGGTGCGTGAGCCCATGCCATGCACGCCGGAGGATTGCGCCAGCAAAACTGCTCCCTCCGCGGAGGCAGAGGTAATCGGCTCCTTGCGAATTCTGCTCGTTCGAATCGATTCTCAAACGCGCACCGTCCGGCAGATTGCCGAAGAGCTGCGCATCTGAGCACCGCGCTACGCCGATGCGCACTCGGCCGCTGGACCCTGCGCTACGGGCGTCCAACAATCGGGGAAATTCCATGCGCCGCCGCAAACATCTCATTCCGCTCACGCTCGAAAACCTCATCACCGAGATCCCGCCCGGCCGCGCATTCACGGTTGAGCATCTATCGATGCTCTTTGCCGGCTCGCCGGCTGCGATCGAGGAAGTCGCAGAGACGGCCGTTGCCCAAGGTCACCTCTGCGGCTCGCTTGTCGTGCGGGGCTTCCGGCGCACGTACTGGGTGCCGCGCGCGCCAGCGCCCGACGTCGCCACGCGGCGCACGCAGCCGGCCGAGGTCAGCAGCACGCTCTCCTACGACCTGATGAGCCTGGCGCGGCTGGCAATGTCCGCGCGCCGCGGCTGACTCGCCGCCGCGTTTCCCGCTGCTCACAATCGTCCGCAACGTTCCGAGGAGATCCGGGAAGTGCTGAAGCGGGATGACATCGAAAAACTGATGCGCGCTGGGGCTGATGCCTTCGCGCGCGGCCAGCATCTCAGCTCGTGCCCGCATCCCCTCATGAGCGATGCGGCGGCCACCTGGCGCCGCGGATACCAGAACGCCGCCTATGGCGCGCGATTCATCACGGAACAGACCGCAGCCCGGAGCCTTTCATGAGCACGCCCCCCGACCTCTTCCCCGCGATCCCGGCCGTTGATACGACGCTGAAGCTCCGATTCCCGCTGCGCAGCGATGTTGCAGCGCAGCCGGGCAATCCGCCGAATCCTCCGGCGTCGCCGCCGCCCCCGAGCACTACGCCAGCCGCCTAGCGCGGCCGGAACGAAGCACCGCGCATCTCGCGCGTTTCCGCAATCCATCCATGGAACCGATCATGAACGACTTGAACGCAGCGTTGAGAAGCACCGAGGCCGCCCAGGCGGATGCGACACTGGAAGCCGCGGAGGTGGGCGTGGCCGCGCTGGGGGAATCGATAGCCGCTGCCCCGGTTGTGGGTGCGGCGACCGACCTCTTGGCGCATTCGGGCTCTGCGGAGAATGCGCCCTCGACGCCTTCGACGGATGCTGCTGACGCGCCGCAGGTCGCGGGAGCGGGGGAGATCGACGCCGCCCCTGCGGCGGCCGCAGCCTCCCACTCGTCGTCGACGTCGGATGCTGGCTCGTCTCAGGAGCCGCTTTCCTCGGCGGCGCAGGGCACGGCCTCGGATGGTGGTGACGAGGGAAACGCTGGTGCGGCCGCTGCGGACGGCCCCTCCACCGACGGCGCCGAGCATGCAGCAGCTGCGTCCGGCAGCGCTGGCACGTCGAGCACCGACGCAAATTCGCTCGGTGAGCGTTTGCTGGCGCTCCCGCTCCGCGTGGCGCAGCATCTCGAATCGATCTACCAGATCGTGACCGACCATGTGCGCCAGACGGCTGCGCCGGCCGATGCCGCGAAGAGCGAGCTCGCGGCCGAGATCGATGATCTGCTGCACAAAATCAGCAACGGCATCGCTGTGTCCGACGGTCGCATCATCGCGAAGCTGGCGGCGCTCCGCAGTCTGCTGTAATCGCCATGCCGCGCGCCGCTGCCCCCGCGAAGAAAAAGCCTGCGAAACGCGTCGAGTTCTCGCAGGCGCTCTTCGATCGCATCTGCGCATTGATCGGCGACGGCAAGAGCGTGCGCGAAGTCTGCAAAGGGCCCGGCATGCCTGACCGCATGACGTTCCTGAAGTGGGCAAAGCGCACGCCCGAACTGCAGAAGCAGTACGACGATGCCTGCATCGATCGCCAGGATGCGATCTTCGACGACGTGCTCTATATCGCCGACACGGTGCGTGATCCGAAGCGCGCAAAGGTGATGGTCGATGCTCGCGAATGGACGCTCGCGCGGATGAACCGAAAGCGCTTCGGCAATCACGTATCGAACGAGCACAGCGGGCCGGACGGTGGACCGATCCAGACGAAAACGCAGGTCGTGCGCCTGCGCATGTCACCCGTTGAGGAATTGCCGGAATGAACGACGATCGCGACCGCTTCGACGAACGTCTCGGAGACAGCCGTGGCCGACGTCGTCACTGAAATCGAGCTGCCGCACAACTGGACGCCGCGTCGCTATCAGGGGCGTCTCTGGAACTACCTCATCGGCGGGGGCAAGCGCGCGATCGACATCGCACATCGGCGCTGGGGTAAAGACGAAGTGATGCTGCATTGGACGGCTGTCGCGGCGCACGACCGCGTCGCCAATTACTGGCACATGCTGCCGAAGGCCACGCAGGCGCGCAAAGCGATCTGGACGGCCGTCAATCCGCATACCGGCAAGCGCCGTATCGACGAGGCTTTCCCCGAGGCGATCCGCAAGCGCACCCGCGACCAAGAAATGTTCATCGAGTTCAACAATGGCTCGACATGGCAAGTGCTTGGATCAGACAACTACGACAACTATGTCGGCTCGCCGCCGGCAGGCATCGTGCTATCGGAATGGGCGCTGTGCAATCCCGCCGTATGGGCATACCTGAAGCCCATTCTCGATGAGAACGGCGGTTGGGCCGCCTTTATCACGACGCCGCGTGGCAAGAACCATGCGCACAAGATGCTGCAGATGGCTCTCGCGAATCCGAAATGGTTCGCCGAAGTCTCGAATGTGCTGAAGACGGGCCGCTTCTCGCTGGCCGAGCTCGAGGAGCAACGCGCGGAATATCGCGCGCTCTACGGCGAAGAGCAGGGCGACGCGATGTTCGAGCAGGAGCTGATGTGCAGCTTCGAAGCGGCGATCCTCGGCGCGTACTACGGCAAGGAAATGGCCGCGGCCGAGCGCGATGGACGCATCGGGCGCGTGCCCCATGATCCGAACCTGCCCGTCATCACAGTATGGGATCTCGGGCACTCGGACGACACGTCGATCTGGTTCGCGCAGGTGCATTGGGGCGAGATTCGCCTCATCGATCACTACCGTGCCTCCGGCCAAGGGCTGCAGCACTACGCAGAGGCCCTCTCCGGCCGGAAGATCGTCGTGGACGAGCGCGGCGAGAAGGGTGAGCCGACGCGCTGGCATTACGGCGACGTCATTCCGGAACACGCGCACCGCATCGCCTATCGCTACGGGCGCCATTGGGGCCCGCACGATGCGCGCCCGAAGACGCTCGCCGCCAACGGCCGGTCGATCGTGCAGCAACTCGATGATTTCGGCATTCGCATGGGCATCGTGCCGTCGCTTGGGCTGCAGGACGGCATCCAGTCCGCGCGCGCGACACTGCCGCAATGCTGGTTCGATGCGGAGCGCTGCGAATTCGGCATCGAATCGCTGAAGACCTACCGGCGCGAGTGGGATGACGTCGCGAAGATCTTCCGCGAGCTGCCACTGCACGACTGGACGAGCCATGCGGCGGACGCATTCCGCTATCTCTCGCTCGTCTGGAAATTCCCTGTCGAAGAACGGCCGCAGGAAGCGCCGCGCTTTTTCAACGATCTGACGGCGCGCGAGGTGTTCTGGCCATCGCAGCCCAGCCAACCCATCCATCAGGAGCGCATATGAATCCTCAGGCCCCAGCCTATACCTACAAGCAGATTGCCGCGAGCGGCAACGTCTGCGCGAACGACGGCATCCTCGGCGGTATCTTCGTGAGCGCGGCCAGCGCGACGCCGACCATCACGATCTACGACGATGCTGCCGTCGGCACGACGACGAAGCTCGTCGACACCTTCACGCCCACCCCGGGACAATGGTATCCACTGCCGTTCGCATTCAGCAAGGGGCTGAATGTCGTTCTCGGCGGCACGGTCTCGGCGACTGTCGGCTACGTGATGGGGTAATCGAGCATGAGCGAAGCGAACGCCGCGGGCGAAACCGCAACCCCGAATGACACGCTCGTCACGCGCTGGATCAAGGAAATCGAGCTCTATGAGCAGAAGGCCGGCCCGTGGCATACGCGCGGCCAGAAGATCGAGCGCCGCTACAAGGACGAGCGCAACAACCCGCGCGAGAGCAAGCAGAAGCGCTACAACATCCTCTGGTCGAACATCCAGACGCTGCTGCCGGCGCTGTATTCGCGCAATCCGAAGCCCGATTTTCAGCGGCGCTTTCTCGATGCCGACCCGGTCGGGCGCGTCACGTGCGAGATTCTCGAGCGTGCGGTTTCGTTCACGCTCGACAAGGAAGATTTCTACCTGATCGCGCGCCAGTGCGTGACCGACCGTCTGCTGCCGGGCCGCGGCACGCTCTGGCTTCGCTATGTTCCGCACTTCGCCGAAGCAGAGACGCAGGGGCTCGGAACGGAGATCGCGAACGAGGGGCTGCAGGTCGATGACGACGCGGAAGCGAACCAACCGGCCGACCGCGTGCAGCAGACTGCATCCTCTGGCGAGCCGATTGAGGACCTCGAATACGAGGAAGTCGACATCGACTACGTGCACTGGACCGACTTCGGTCATGTGCTCGCCCGCACATGGCAGGAAGTGCCTGCTGTATGGCGCCGCGTCTATCTCACGCGTCGCGAACTCGTCGAACGCTTCAAAGAGGTGGGCGCGGAAGTGCCTCTCGACTACAAGCCCGAGAACCTGAAGGGCGAAGACGAGCCGGAATACGAGCGCAAGGCATGCATTTATGAGATCTGGGACAAGCGCACGCACAAGGTGACGTGGATCAGCAAGTCATACATGCAGCGCGTGCTCGATGTGCGCGACGATATGCTCGGCCTGCAGAACTTTTTCCCATGTCCGAGGCCGATGACGCCGAACATGGCGAATGACAGCGTCATCCCGGTTCCGGACTTCACGATGTATCAGGACCAGGCGACCGAGCTCGACGATCTGACGAATCGCATCGGGCTTCTGGCGGATGCGATTCGCGCGACAGGCGTCTACAATTCATCGGTGCCGGGCCTGCAGTCGATCCTCGCTGGCGGCTACGACAACAAGCTCGTGCCGGTCGACGCGTGGGCTGCGTTCGCGGAGAAGGGCGGCCTGAAAGGCGCGATTGAGCTGCTGCCGATGGAAGAGATCGCGCAGACGCTGCTGCACCTCTATGATGCCCGCGATCGAGTGAAGCAGGACCTGTACGAGATCACCGGGATGGCGGACATCATCCGCGGCGCCAGCGATCCGAACGAGACGGCCACTGCGCAGCAGATCAAGAGCAATTTCGCATCCATCCGGCTCGAAGACATGCAAGCCGAGGTGCAGCGTTTCGCGCGCGATACGGTTGTAATGGTCGCCGAGGTGCTCGCGAACCAGTTCGACATCCAGACGCTCGCTGAGATTTCCGGCTATCCGCTCATGACGGCCGAAGAGAAGGGCATCGCGCAGCAGATCATCTCACTCGGCGGCGAGCTACCGGACGAGATGGAAAAGCCTTTCCTCGAACCAACATGGGAAGAGGTCGACGCGCTGCTGCGCAACGCGAACATGCGGCACTTCCGCCTCGACATCGAGACCGACTCGACACTGAAGATGGATCAGCTGCAGGAGAAGGCGGACCGCACTGAGCTTCTGAAGGCGGTCGGCGATTTCCTGACTGCGGCCAGCAACGCGCGCCCGGAACTCGTGCCGCTGCTCGGTCAGATGCTGATGTTCGCGGTGCGCGCATTCCCGGTCGGGAAGCAGCTCGAATCCGCGCTACAGGCGACGATCGACGCGCTCGAGAAAAAGGCCAAAGCGATGCAGGATGCGCCGCCGCAGCCAACACCAGAGCAGATGAAGGCGCAGACTGCGCTCGCGATCGCTCAGGGCAAGCAGCAGGGCGAAATGCAGATCGAGAGCGCGCGCATGCAGCTCGAACGCGAAAAGCTCGCCGGCGAGCAGCACACCGCGACCCTGAAGGCTCAGCTCGACGCATGGGTCGCGCAGCAGGAGCAGGCCGCGCAGGCTGCGCAGGCGCATCAGGAGCAGCAGCTCGAAGCGCAACGCGATGCTCTCCAAGCGCACAACGAGGTGCTCGTCGAACGGATGCGGGCCGAATTGCAGGCACAGGGCGAGATGATGAAGCAGCAGTTCGCGCTGCTCATCGCGCAGTTGAACAATGCGGCGAAGGTCGAAGTGGCCGAGATCGCCGCGCAATCTACGCTCGACGCCGCTCAAGCGAGCGCCGCGCGTAACGCGACCGAGGGGGACTGAAATGCCGATTTACACCGTTCGATGTGCGACGTGCGCGCGCGAAACCGATGTCTACCGTCCAGTCGCGGAACGCGACCGAGAACTGCCTATCTGCTGCAATGTCGAAATGGTGCGCAAGATCGTCGCCCCGTATGTGGCGCCCGATATTTCGCCCTATCAGGCGGTCGCGGTTGACGTCGCAACGGGACAGCTGCCGGTCATCAGCAGCCGGAGCGCGCATCGCGAATTCCTGAAGCGCAACGGCTATACGGAAGTCGGAAACGAATCCGTCGGATCTCGCAATCGAGCGCCGGGCGATGTGCGCGGCGATTTCAACCTGCGCGGCGATCTCGCGAACGCCACGCGCGAAGTGCTGGGGAAAACGCGATGATTGGTGCGTTCAAGGATCGACTGACGGTGCTGCTCGCGCAGACGCAGCAGCAGGCTCTACAACGTGCCGCACAGGCCGCCATGCAGCAACCGGGCGCCGTGCCGGCCGCGCCGGCGATGCAGCCGCCCGTTGCGCCTCGTCCCGCCGCGCCGGCGCCGGCCGCAATGCCTGCGCCAATGCCGCTCGGAGCCGCTCCCCGCTGACGTTGCCCCGAAATTTCCCGCTGCCTAGCATCGTCGGCATATAAATCGCGGGAGTGCCCAAATGCAAATCGACGGCGGTCAGCAACAGGACAACGGCGGGGGCGGCGCAGCCGAGCTCTCGCTGCGGCAAGAGATTGAGAAGAACGTCGCGGAGCTGCGCGATGCGCAACAGCCCGATGCAAGCCAGCGCGATGCTGTTGCGGCGGCGAGCGCCGCGGCCGCCACGAACGCGTCCTCAAATCCCGCTCCCACCGATGCCGCGAACACTGCGGCGACGAATCAAGCTGACGCCGCTGCCTCGGTCGACGACAAGGCGGCGGCTACCGCCGCAACCGAATCGAAGAGCAAAGCCCCCCAGTCATGGAACGCCGCCGAGCGGGTGCATTGGGACAAGATCCCGGCCGAAGTGCAGGCCGTGATCATGCGCCGTGAGGAAGAGGCGCACCGCGGCATCACGAAGCTCGGCCAAGACGCCGCGTTCGGCCAGAAGCTGCGCGACGTCATCAACCCATATCTCCCCATCATCCGCGCGGAAGGCGGCGACGAAGCCGGCGCGGTGCGGGATCTTCTCCAAACCGCCTACGTGCTGCGCACCGCGAACCCCGAGCAGAAGGTTCAGCTGTTCAGGCAGCTTGCGGGGCAGTTCGGAGTGGATCTTTCCGCTGCCGCACAGGGTGTGCGCGAAGTGGACCCGGAACTGGCCGCGCTCCGCCAGGAGCTCACGCAGGTCCGGGGTTACCTCGCGAATACCGAGCAGCAGCAACATCAGCAAATCCAGGCCAGCGCCCAGGAGATGATCGACGCGTTCGCTGCCGATCCGAAGAACGAGTTCTACGAAGAGGTCAAGCCGCTCATGGGGCAGCTCCTCGTCTCGGGACGCGCTCAGACGATGCAGGACGCATACGATCAAGCCTGCTGGGCGACGGCCAGTGTTCGCTCCACGTTGATGCAACGGCAGCAAGCCGAGGCGGAAGCGAAGCGAGCAGCCGAGGCGAAAGCCAAAGCTGATGCGAAGCGACGCGCAGGAGGATCGGTCAGCGGATCGCCGGCTGCCCCCGTGGCAGCGACGGCGTCGGCCGCCGGCCAAAACCTGTCCTTGCGCGATGAGCTGCGGGCGAATTTTCGCGCCGCGACTTCTTCGTAATCTCGTCAGGAGCAATCCATCATGGGCCTGCAAAACCCCAGCAGCACCTTGACGGAAATCGTGACCACCACCCTGCGCAACCGCACGGGCAAGCTGGCCGACAACGTCACCAAAAACAACGCGCTTCTCTATCGGCTGCGTCGCCGCGGCAACGTCAAGACGGTCTCCGGCGGACGCACGATCGTCCAAGAGCTCGAATACGCCGAGAACGGTACGTTCAAGCGATACAGCGGCTACGAGGCGCTCAACATCTCGCCGTCCGACGTGTTCACGGGCGCCGAGTTCAATTACGCGCAGGCGGCCGTCGCCGTCTCGATCTCGGGCCTCGAGCAACTGCAGAACAGCGGCGAGGACGCGATCATCGACCTGCTCGAATCGCGCATCAAAAATGCGGAGAAGACGCTCGTCAACAACATCGCGCTCGACTGCTATTCCGATGGCACAGCCGACGGCGGCCGGCAGATCGGTGGCCTGCAATTGCTCGTCTCGGCGACGCCGACGACCGGTGTCGTTGGCGGCATCGACGCGTCGACGAGCATTGGGTCGTTCTGGCGCAACACCGCGTTCTCGGCCGTGACGAACGGCGGCGGCGCGGCGACGTCGGCGAACATCCAGTCGTACATGAACCGCGTGTACGTTCAGCAGGTTCGCGGCACCGACCGGCCGGACCTGATCATCGCCGACAACAACTACTTCCGGCTCTATCTCGAATCGCTCCAGGCAATCCAGCGCATCACGTCGAACGAGATGGGCGAGGCGGGCTTCGATTCGCTGAAATACATGTCGTCGGACGTGGTGCTCGATGGCGGTTTCGGCGGCGGCGCGCCGCAGAACACGATGTTCTTCCTGAACACGGATTACATCTACTTTCGCCCGCATACCGAGCGCAATTTCGCTCCGATCGGCGACGATCGGTTCGCCGTCAACCAAGACGCGATGGTCAAGCTCGTCGGCTTCGCCGGCAATATGACCGTGTCGAATCGCCGTCTGCAAGCCGTCCTCACGGCATAAGGGGAGAGACATGGCATTCGTTTCCTATGATCCCATTCTCGGCACCGTCAAGCTGACCGACATCGATACCGATGGCCCGGGCCCGATCGCACCGAAGTCCGCACGCCAGTCGTTCTCGTTCGAAATGCTGCGCGGCTATGACGTCAATCTCGGCGGCGGCGAGTTCGTATATGCGCAGGCCTCTGGCACGTTGACGGCCGGTGCCGTGGTGCAATTCAACCAATCGCTGACGAACGGCGCGATCGTGAACCAGGCGCAAGCTTGGCAGGGCACGGCGAACTCGGGCGATACGCTCGGCGTCGCGCTCGTGGCCATGACCGCCAATCAATGGGGCTGGTTCCAGATCGGCGGCAACGCGATCGTGAACTGCTCGGGCGCGCCGGTCGCCGGCAACCCTGTCTATTGGCAGGCGAACGGCGTCGTCAGCCCGACGGCCGTGGCCGGCAAGCAGGTGGAGGGCGCAAAGTTTGCCACGGCACCGGGCGTCACGCTCGGCACCGGCAACGCGGCGATCACGCTCTCCGGCACGCAAGCGGTGGTCCTGCTCAACCGTCCGTCGGCACAGGGCGCGATCACGTAATCAATCGGGGCGCCGCGGGCGCCCCTCTTTTCGGAGAAGCTCCAACATGGATTTCGCGACCCCTCATATTCATCAGCAAGGCAATCAATTGCACGTGTCGCATGGCGACGACAGCGGACTTTTTGTCGAGTTCTCGCTCGAACCGATTCATCAGGAAGCCGAATCCGAAAAGCAGGGGCGCCCGATCTACAAGGACGTGCCGCACATCCGCATTCACTTCGCCGGCGATCGTACGAAGATGATCTTCCGTCCGGTAAAGATGCAGGACGACCAGCAGGGGCCTTCCGACCCGCGGCGCTTTCCGCGCCAGTGGGCGGCTTTCCAAGAGCAGCGCTCGCAGGTGCAGGAAGGCACGCCGCTCGAGCACTGGCCGCCGCTATCGCGATCGGAAGTGCTCTCGATGAAAGCGATGCACATTCACACCGTCGAGCAGCTGGCCGCAATGACTGACAGCAATCTCAGTTGGCTCGGCGCGCGCGAGCTGCGCGACAAGGCCGCGGCATGGCTGAAGAACGCTGAAGGCGGCAAGGAAACGGTACGCCTGACGGCCGAGAATGAGCAGCTGCGCGCGGATCTCGATGCGCAGAAGGCGCAGACGCGTGAGCTCGCGGAGCGCCTCGATGCACTGATGGCACGCCTGGATGCCGGGGCAACCGACACCGCACCGGCAACGCGCAGCAAGCGTGCTGCCGACCCCAAGGAGTAAGCGCGCATGACCCAGCCCCTCACTTCCTCGAATCAGAAAACGCTCCTGCAGATTGTCCAGGAAGTGATGGGCGATTTCGGTTTGCCGACACCCACGACGGTCATCGGCAATACTGACAAGACGGTGCGCCAGATGCTGATTCACGCGACACGAATTGGCGAGGAGCTAGCCGCCAGGGGCTCGCTGAATGATGGCTGGCCCGTCATGCGCAAGGAATACACGTTCAACCTGGTCGGCTACGGCGGGTATACCGGCAATACGACGCAGGGCAGCAACGTCATCACCGGGATGTCGTCCGTCGCGAATATCGCGGTCGGCATGATCGCATCGAGCACTGCGATCCCCTATGGCGCGACTGTCACCGCTGTCGGGACGAACACGGTCACGCTGAACCAGCATGCGACGACGACCGTCAATGGCTCGAATTTTTCCTTTTGGGCAAGAAAGCTATCCGATACCCTCGGATGCCGATCACTTCATTCAGCATACCGGCTGGGATCGCTCGTTCCGCTGGCAGCTTGTGGGGCCGCTCAGTCCGCAGGAATGGCAGGTGTTGAAGTCGGGCATCAGTCCGACTGGTCCGCGCCTGCGCTTCCGCATCATGGGCGGCCAGATCTACGTCAATCCGGTTCCTGCGTCGCTCGACAATCTCGTGCTCGAATATTACTCGACGGGCTGGTGCCAGTCCGCTACGGGGGCGTCGCAGACCGCATGGGCCGCAGATACCGACACACCGGTGCTGCAGGACCGACTTTTCATCCTTGGCATGATCGCGCGATGGCTGAATCGGAAGGGCTTCGATTCGTCGGTGGCGCAGGACGACTACGAGAAAGCCGTTGATGCTGCTCTCGGCCGCGCCGGCGGCTCGCGCGTATTGCCGCTCAACGCGCGCGCAGAACCGCCGGTGCTGTTGGGTTCGGCCAACGTGCCCGATACTGGATTCGGCTCTTGATATGCAAAAGCGTCTGAACCGCGCCGCGCGGCTGAGAATCGATTCGATTCCTCCGCCGGTCGGCGGCCTCAATACACTCGACGCCGTCGCCAACATGCCGCCGACGGATGCCATCATCCTCGAGAACTATTTCCCGGGCACTGCGGATGTGCGCGTGCGCAACGGCTTCATGCGCTGGGCAACTGGGATTGCTGGCGCCGTCGAGACGCTTGCGCCGTACACTTCAGGTACGCATGCGCAGTTGTTCGCGATCTCGAATGGCTCGCTCTACGACGTCACGAGCAACGGATCAGTCGGCGCTGCGCTCATTTCTGGATTGACGAATTCCCGCTGGCAGTGGGTCAATTTCACCAACGCCGGTCTGACCTTCCTCGTGATGGTGAACGGCGTCGACGCCCCGCTTCTGTATGACGGCACGACCTGGAGGCGCATCCGCAGTGCGGTTCCGCAGAGCATTACGTCGATCACAGCATCCGGCACAACTGCGACCCTGACGACGGGCACTGCACACGGTCTGCAGACTGGCGACCAGATCACGGTCAGCGGTGCGGTGCCGGCGGTGTACAACGGCACCTTCACTGTCACTGTGACGGGCGCAAATACCCTGACCTATACGATGACCGGTGCGCCAGGTGGTCCAGCGACCACCGTCGGAACGTACACCGTCCTCTGGAGCATTACCGGCGTCGATCCGACGACGTTCGTGCACATAAACGTGTTCGCAAATCGCTTGTGGTTCACGCAGACGCATACGATGCAGTCGTGGTATTTGCCGATCGGACAGGTAGCGGGTACCGCGGCGCTCTTCGATATCGGCCCGCAAACCGTGCTCGGCGGCTTCCTGATGGGAATGGCGACATGGAACATCGATAACTCGGCGGGACTGAACCCGTATGCTGTTTTCGTCACGTCGCGCGGCGAGGTGATCGTTTATCAGGGATCCGATCCATCGCAGTCATCGAGCTTCGGGATATCCGCACGCTTCCGAATCGGGCCGCCCGTCGGGCGTCGCTTCTACGAGAAATACGGATCGGACATCGTGTTCATCGGGGCTGATGGGCTGACGCCGCTGAGCCAGGCGTTGCTCACCGATCGCCAGCAGCGAAAGATCACGCTGACGGAGAAAATCAGTCCCACCGTGCAGGCCGATTATTTCGCCTATCAGGGGAATTTCGGATGGCAATGCACATTGTTCCCCGAGGGCAATAAGCTCGTCGTGAATGTGCCCGATCAGGAGGACCAGCTCTCGCACCAATACGTGATGAATACCATCACGGGCGCTTGGTGCAAGTTCACCGGCTGGAATGCCTTCTGCTTCACCTATTTCAACGGGAATCTATACTTCGGGGGCGCCGCCTTCGTCGCACAGGCGGATGTCACGAATAGCGATGCCGGCATGGCAATTTCTTCGGACATCGAACCTGCTTTCAACTATTTCGGCATGCGAGGTCAAGAGAAGCTCTTCAAGATGATGCGGCCGGTGTTCATCACCAATGCGCCTCTCGCTCCGCAACTCGATATTGCGCTCGATTTCAGTTCTGCCCCGCCGACTTCGACGCCGACCTTTTCCCAGGCGCATTTCAATAGGTGGGATATCACTCCCTGGGATGAGGTGCCATGGAATGACGGGCACATCGTGCAGACCGACTGGGAGAGTATTGATGGGCTCGGCTACGCAGCGACGTTCCGCATGCGATGTCAAACGATCGACGTCGAATTCGCGTTGGAGTCGTTCGATTTCATGTTCGAACCGAAACTTACACCGACACTTTGATTTTCCTGCTGCTTAGAATCGCGGCATAGCTTCTCCATCTTCATGCACGCGGCCCGCGACGGGCTTCGGTAAAAGGTGCGCAGGCCTGGTCGGCGCGCCTCCCGTGCATCCCCAGCTTGCGCATCGAATGGACACTCGATGAAACGCATCGTCTGGGATCAGCCTGACCGAGTAATGCAGTTTGTCGCCGCGCGCACCGGCGAGGAACGCTATCGCGATTTCACTGCGATTGGACTTGAGCGCGACGGCGAGCTCGCCGCGGGCGTTGTCTATCAGCTCTACACCGGCCCGGGCGGCTCGATGATGATGCACGTCGCCTCCGATGGTTCGCGTCATTGGATGACGCCGGCCTACATGGCTGCGTGTTTTCGCTATCCGTTCATGCAAATGCAATGCCGTCGCGTGACGGGCCTCGTGCGCGCCGACAATGCGGCCGCGCAGCGATTCGACGAGCACCTCGGATTTCGACGGGAAGGCCTGATTCGCCAGGGCTGCACCGACGGCGTCGACATGATCCTCTACGGCATGCTGCGTAGCGAATGCCGCTATCTCGAAGGAAAACACCATGCGGCACTATTGCGAATGGCCTGATTTGCCCGCGCGCGCCTTCCGCAAGGCGCTCGGGAAGAACCGACCGGAAACGCTCGAAGGCGGCGGCAAGGGCGGTGATGCGCCTGCAGCCCCGGATCCGTATGCCGTTGCGAATGCAACTACCCAGACGAACAATCAGACAGCGCAATTCAACAAGGCGCTGAACCTCAACAACTACTCGAACCCGTTCGGTTCGCAACAGTCGACGCAGATCGGCACTGATCCCGCGACGGGCGCGCCGATCTACAACACGAACATCACCGCGAGCGGTCCGCTGCAGAGTCTCATCAATTCGACGATGGGCTCCGCGGGGAACGCCAATTCGACGGTCAACAATGCTCTGTTCGGGCTAGGCGGCCTGACGGCGCGCTACGACGCGCTGAATGGCAAGCTCGGCGCACTGGCGGGGCAGATCGACCCGAACGCCGCGCAGCTTGCCGGGCAGCGCGGCCAGAACGCTGCATACGCCGCGCAAACGCAGTATCTCGACCCGCGCTTCTCGCAGGGGCAAACAAGCCTCGAGTCTCAGCTCGCGAATCAGGGCCTCACGCCAGGCTCGCAGGCATACGACAACGCGATGAAGAACTTCAACCTGTCGAAGAATCAGGCGTATAGCGACGCGGCGAATCAATCGATCCTTACCGGGCAGCAGATCGGGACGCAGATGTTGCAGAACGAGCTCGCCGCGGTGGGGACGCAAGCAGGACTTGTCGGGCAGCAGGGGCAAAACCTCGGGCAGCAGGGCGCGCTTTACGGCCAGCAGGCATCGCTCGCGCAACTTCCGTTCTCTCAGCTCGCGACGCTCGCCAGCCTCGTGCCTGGCAATACGGGCACGGCGCAATCGGCCTCGTCGCCCGCGAACATCGCTCAAGCATTCCAGAACCAGTACGCAGGCCAGCTCAATCAGTACAACACGGGCGTGGCATCCGCGAATTCGACCATGGGCGGCCTGTTCGGGCTCGGTAGCGCCGGATTGATGGGTTTCCTTCTTTCGGATCGGCGCTCAAAGACCGACATTCATGCGATCGGGTCGGTCGGCGACGGCGTCAACTTCTACCGTTTCCGCTATCGCTGGGAGGCGCCCGGCACCGTTCGTCATGGCCTGATGGCCGACGAAGTGAAGCGCGTGCGGCCGGATGCCGTCGTGCGACACCCGAGCGGCTACGACCTCGTGAATTACAACCGGGCGCTGGAGGCCTGAAATGGGACTGTTCAACCTCGGCAGCCTGGACCTCGCGGCCGCGCTCGGCCGCGCTCCGGCAGGACTGTATTCCGGCCTCGATCCCTCCGCGAGCATAGGCGCGTGGGGGAATTCGCCGCTTAGGGGCGGACTTGCCGATCAGGTTGCGGCGGCCGGATCGCCGATTTCGTCGTCGGCGGCCGGCGGCATCAATCCGCTCGCGATGATGATGATCCAACAAGCGCTCTCGGGATCTCGCCAGCAGAGTCCGCAGCAGCAGATGCAATTCGGCGGCTACGCGCAGCCTCAAGCGGTACTTGCGCAGGGACCGACGATGCCCGCGATGAATTCGCAGATCGGCCGCATGCTGATGGGAGGTGCGTGATATGGCCTCGAACTTCTCGGGCGCACAGGGTTTCCTGCAGAACCCGCTGATCGCGACGCTGTCGCCCGATCAGCAACAGAACCTGCTGCAGCTTCAGCAGAGGCAGGCGGTTGGCCAGGCACTGCTCGCGCAGGGCTTGCAGCCGGCCGATTACGGCGGTGCGAATATCGGGGGCCTCGCGTATCACGTGAGCCCGCTGAACGGGATCTCGAAGCTGCTGAATGCATACGTCGGGAATAAGCTTTCGATGGATTCCATGGGCCAGCAGGCGCAGCTCATGGGGCAGATGTATGGGAATGCGTTTGGCACGACGCCGGGCAGCGCGGCGGCCGCGCCGTCAGATGCCGGCGGCCAGTCCGTCGACATTCCGCCGCCGGCGGCGGCAGATACTGGCGCATTGCAGGGTCCCTCGGCCGGCCTCGGTCTCACGCAGCCGACGCCCGTTCAGCTCGGTCAGGCAATGGGAGCACCGGCACCGCGGGCGGCTGCGCCGATGGCTGGCCCGATGACGCTGCCCGGCAAGACGCCGCAGGAGTCGATGCTGCTGTACTCGATGCTCGGGCCGGAGGGCTATGCGCGTGTCGCCGCGGCATGGGGCGCGCCGACTGATGCGACGCGGATGGCGCTCGCCGGCGGCCTGGATCCGGCTGCGGCGAACCGGGATGCGCTGTTCAAGGCGAACTATCTGCCGCCCGTTCAGATTGGGGCGAATACGACCGTCCAAGACCCGAGGAGTGGTACCGTAACGACGACTCCCGCCGCTGCGCCTGCTGGTGCGCAGAACATTTTGGGGGCTGACGGCAAGTGGTATACGGTTCCTGTCACTGGCGGGACGCAGGCGATCCGCGCCGAACGCGCTGCGAATGAACTGGGTGCAGGTGATGCACTGCCAGCCGCTCCGCAATACGATAAATATGGCAATCCGAAACAGACGATGAGCCGTTCCGCGTCGCTCGCAGGAAATGCGACTGGCGCCGCGGCGCCGACGTTGTCGCAGATTTTCGCTGCGCAGGAATCGAGCGGCGGTAAGACCGCTCCGGACAATCCGTTCCAGATCCAGAAGTCGACCTTCGATCGCTTCGCGCAGCCGGGCGAATCGTGGAACAACGTCGCCGATCGCAATGCGGTCGCGCAGCGCATGCTCGCGAAGTTCAATCAGGACTACGGTGGCGACCTTGGCCGTATCGCAACTGCATATTTCTCGGGAGAGGGCAATGTTGCACCGGCCGGTAGCCCGACACCGTTCATCAAGAATGTGTCCGACAGCAACGGCAAGAGCGTCGCTTCGTATGTGAGCGATATTCTCGGGCGGGCGGAGAGGGACGGTGCAGCGCCAGTTGGCGGCGGAAACTATCCGGTGCAGGCCCCGGGCGTCGTTGCGAGCGCAAACGCTGCCGCGACGAATCAGCAGGGCGAACTGTCGAAGAAATGGAGCGACCTGACGGCGCAGAACCAACAAGCGCAGAGCGTCATCTCGAGCCTGCAGAACATCAAGACGCTGGCCGGAAAGGCGATCGTCGGCCCGCAGTCCGATCGGCTCGCATATGCGAATAGCCTGCTGGCGCTGGCCGGCAGCGAGCGCGCGACCGACATGACGACGGCCAACGATCTGCTCAACAAATACTCCAACCAGATCACCGCGCGGCTCGGCCAGGGCGGCATGGGCACCGATGCCGCGCGCGCGATCCTGCAATCGGCCTATCCGAATTCGCACATGACGCAGGGCGCCATCAATGAAGCGGCCGACAACCTGATTGGCGCGCAGCAGATGGTCCAGGCGAAAGCGCGCGTGCTCGCGCCGCTGCGCAATGCGAATGATGCGGCCGGCTATACCAACGCGGAGCTGACGTTCGACCAGAACGCCGATCCGCGCATTTTCCAGTACACCGGCATCAAAGATCCGGTGGCGCGCGCCGTGTTCGCGAAGAACCTGATCGCGCAGGATCCGGGCATCGTCGGGAAGATCCAGGCGCTGCAACAGCTGGGGGCGCTCAAGTGACCGACTTCGCCGCCCAGTTCATGAAGGATGCGGGCACTGCGCCGGCGAGCGCCGCACCGTCGGCTGGCACTCCCGCGCCGACCGGGCTCGCCGCGCAGTTTCTCGCCGATGTGAATGGATCCCCCGCGGCCGCGCCGGCACCAGCTGCCGCGGCGCCGCGCTCGACTGGCGCCGAGCTTGCGCGACAGGCCGGCCTCACCGCACGCGCCGGCGTGACGGGCATTACTGCGTTGCCGGCAATGCTCGGCGACGCGCTGAATGCTGGTTACAACCATCTGATCGCCGATCCGGTGAATGCGCTATATGCGAAGGTCGCCGGCTCGAATCTGCCTGGCATGGCCACTGGTCAGCAGTCGATGCTTCTGCCGCATCTGCAGCCAGTCTCGCAATCGGTCCAGAACATCGAGAACGCCGTCGGGCTGCCGCAGCCACAGAACGCGACTGAGCGCATTGTGCAAGACGCGGCATCGGCGATGGCGGGCGTCGCGCCGACCGCCGGAATCGGCCGCGCGGCGATCGGTATCGGATCGGTCCTAGGGAACGCTGCTTCGCCGACCATGCAGGCAGTCGGGCGCAGCCTGCAGGCAATGCCCGGCATGCAACTGGCCGGCGCAGCCGGCTCGGGACTCGGATCTGGCACTGCGCGCGAGCTCGGACTGCCTGCTCCTGTACAGATCGGCGCGGGACTGCTCGGCGCCGGTGCCGGTGTTGCAGCGGCTTCCGGGGCTACGGCGGCGCTGCGCGCGGCTGGCGCACGAATGATGCCGACTGCTCCGATTCCGCAGGCCGCTGCCGAGGCGCGCGCGGATTCTGGGATCGAGCGAGCGATGAACGAGATGGGGCCCGCCGCGCGGCAGTCGTATGGGCCGACGCCGTCGCCGGTGGTAGGTGCCGCGCCGCAATCGTCGACCGCGAGCAACCAGTTCGGCAACTTCCAGCCACTGCGGCGCCAAGTTACGCAGGCGATCCAGGACAATCCGCAGGTCGATCCAGCCGCGGCCATGCGCGCGGTTGACTTCCAGAACCTCGGCATCGACCCGACGCTCGGGCAGATCACGCGCGACCCGATGCAGTATGCGCGCGAGCTGAATATTCGCGGCACGTCAACGGGCGCGCCGATCGCCAACCGTCTGAACCAGCAGAACACGCAGCTGCAGCAGGCGCTCTATGGGCTCGCGGGCACGCCGGCCGATGCTTATTCGGCTGGCAGCGCGATCCGCTCGTCGCTTCAGTCGATCGACAACCAGATGTCACAGCAGGTGAGCGACGCCTACGCGGCGGCGCGCGCATCGAGCGGCAAGAACCTCGACGTGCCGCTGACGGGCGTCGCTCAGGATTATGCGCAAGTGCTCAACGATTTCGGCGACAAGGTGCCGAGCGGCGTGCGCAACAACTTCAATCAGCTCGGGCTGATGGGCGGCACACAGCAGAAGACATTCACGATCGAGAATGCCGAGAACCTGCTGAAGGTCATCAATGCCAATGCCAGCAACGATCCAGCGACGAATGCGGCGCTCGGCCAGCTGCGCGCCAGCGTAAAGAACGCGATTCTGTCGGCCGATGATCAGGGCGGCGTCTACGCTCCCGCACGCCAACTGGCCGCGCAACGCTTCGCGCTGCAGGAGCAGATCCCCGCGCTCGAGGCCGCGGCCGCCGATCGCGTATCGGCCGATGACTTCGTGCGGCGCTTCATCATCGGCGGCAAGACGGATGATGTCGTCGCGCTGGCGAGCCTGCTGCGCGAGCACGCACCCGATGCGCTCGCCACGGCGCGCAGCCAGATCGGCGCGCAGCTTGTCGCGAAGGGGTTCGGTGCGAATCCGGCCGGTGATGCGCGATTCAATCCGTCGCCATACATGCAGCAGATGCAGGCTTTCGGCCCGACGAAGCTCTCCGCTTTCTTCTCGCCCGATGAGATCGGCCAACTCAATACGATCGGCCGCGTGGGCGCATACATGAATGCGTTCCCGGCAGCATCGCCGGTCAACACCTCGAATACTGCTTCCGCGCTCGGCGCCCTGGTAGGGAACGGCCTGCGGCATCTCCCGTATGTCGGAGGCCTGATCGACAACGCAGGAAACCGGATGTTCGTGAATCGCGCACTGGCCGCGCGCCTCTCAGATGCCGTCCCGGCGACGGGTAATGCGGCGCAGCAACGAGCTGTTGGAGCGTTCCTTCTGAATGCGGCGCCGCGCACGCCAAGCGGAAACCCCTGATTTGAGGATCACGTACATGAGCAGCGCCATCAACGGAGCCAAGGCAGTCATCGAATTTTGCATAGGGGTTCACCATGCCATTTAACGGAAACGGCGTATTTAATTTGGTTTTTAACTGGCAGACCGACGCCGCGAATCAAGTGAATATTAGCTCGTTGCGCATGATGACCCAGGAACAGGACATCGCGAATGGGCTGTCGAATTGCGTGACGAGAGATGGGCAGGGGTTGCCGACCGCCAATCTCCCGATGAACGGCTTCAAGATTACGGGCGCGGCTGACGGCGTGTCAGCTGGCGATTATGTGACATATCGTCAGATGACCAGCACCAACTCGTCATCCCTTCTTGGCTTCACACAGCAGGGGACGGGCGCAGCGCCGCGCACGGTTGCACAGAAACTCTACGAAACCATCTCGGCTGCCGACTATTTTCAGATCGGTGACCTCGATTTCACGAATGCAATCCAGCGCGCGATCAATTATCTCGCGAATGGAACGGGCGGCACAGTGCTGCTTCCGCGCGGCGCGGTGACCATTTCGCAGCCGATCGTGATCAGTACGCCGTACATTCGACTGAAGGGCTATGGCGGCGCATTTGATGGCAACCAGCCCTTTCAAAATTCGTGGGCCAATATCGTCGCGGCGGCCGGAACTCGGATTGTCTGGAACGGCGTCGCCGCTGCGACCATGCTGACGATCAGCCCGCCAGACGTCGTGTCTCCGGTGAGCGCGCCGCTCGAGGGCGGCGGCATCGAAGGCATCATGTTCGATTGCAACAATATTGCGCAGCAGGGCGTCAAGATTATCTCGACGCGGGGCGCGCGCTATGCCGACTGGTCCGTCGTGCAGCACACCACGCTCGGTGTTTCGCTCGGTGTAACGGTCAATGACCTCTACAACGGCGGCTCGGGCACGAACACATCGCTCTCATTGTGCGAGTTCGACAACTGGGTGGTGTCGACTGCGAAGATCACCGGCAACACGGCGAAATCCGTGCTGATGTATGGCAATGGCCTGAAAGGCGGCGTGAATCAGTGCATTTTCAAGAACTGCCAGTGGTTCAATTCGGACTATACGAGCCGTCACGTCAATATCGAAAACTCTGACGACAACACCTTTTTCAACTGCCGATGGAACGGGACGCTTGCGCTGCATGCATCTGATACCGGCTCGAATCCGATCTCGACCGCCTATCCGGGATCGCTCGCGCAGAACCACTTCTTCTACGCATGTGTGGGCATTACCGAAGTGCTCACGACGATCAACCCGATCAGCAGCAGCAATCTGCCGAGCTTCGGACATGGCGCCTGGTGCCGCTCAGGCAATTTGCCGGGTTATACGGTGCTTCAGCAGGTGGTGGTCGGCAACGGCGCGGACATCTCGATCTTTGGCGATTCGCTGGATTTCGCGAACCGCCTCGGCCTGATGACGTGGGGTTCTCAGCCTGCGATTACGAACTGCTATTTGAGCGCGCTGCAATCGATTCCGAACAACACGGTGACGGCGCTCTCATGGGCTGGTTCGCAATACGATCGGCTCGCTGGTTGGCAATCCGGTACTCCGACAAACATCGTTGTCCCGAACAATATCAAATGGGCAACGATTACCCTCAATCTCTCGTGGGATAACAACGCGACGGGTCAACGCTATGCAGGTATTTACCTGGCGGGGGCACCGGTCGCATCCGATCAGAGAAATTCCAGCGGCACGTCACAAACGTCGGTTTGTTCTGGCGTCATTCCGGTAACGCCGGGCCAGATCATCACGGCGCAGGTGCAGCAGCTTTCGGGAGGCGCACTCAACGTGTCGAACACGGCTCGACTGACTGTGGAGTGGCATTAATGAGCAAGGAAATCATCGCCAGCGCGGCAAGCGCCGTCCTGAATGCATCGGCGCCGATCGCAGGTCCGGGAGGGCTCGCCATTGCCGCTTGGAATTGGCTTGCGGGCCATGACATCGCATGGTTCGTCGGTCTGTCATCACTGATCCTGATTTGGCTTCAGATCAAAGAGAAGCTCTTTCCGAAGGGGGAACCGTCATGAGCATCCGACTCATTGAAGACTGGAGGGAGGCATGGAAGTGGAGCGAGATGCGCATCATGTTCGCGCTGAGCGCGCTGCTCGCCGCGGCGCCGCACCTCGCGCAGATGCTGGCCGACAACTGGCCGAGCATTTACCCCTACGTGCAGACGTACTTCCCGAGCATCCCACAGACGTTCTGGCCGGCGGCCGGCGTCGTGCTCGCGATGATCGCCCGGGTGATCGAGTTCACGGCGAAGGGAGTGGGCGATGGGGCTCAGTGATCTCTTCGGCGCGCTCGCGCGGCTGTTCGGCGTGAACCCGGCGCCGGTCGTCGACGTGCCGACGTCCTCGATCGAGTCGACGAAAACGGACATCCAGGATCCTACTGCACCACTTCCAGCCGCTCCTGATACGAGTTTCGCGATGGGTGGGGCGGAAATCGCGCCGGCTGTACCGAAAAACGTTCCATCCGATACAGATGACGACGCGTGGCTCGCGCTCTGCCGTCCGCTGTCGCAGCACTTCGAAAGCTGCTGCCTGACCGCCTATCCTGACCCGGCGTCGCCACTCGGCAAAGCACTGCAGGCGCGCGGCCTCTGGTACAAGGTGCTTGGCGGCGCGCCGATCCCGAGCGACCCCGCGCTGCGCGCGCTGAGTGGCGCGCCGTGGACATGCGGGTGGGGCTCGACCGGGCCGGATGTGCTCGAGGGTACGGTCTGGACGCAGGCGACCGCCGACGCGCGCCACGACGCGAACCTGCGCGCCGCGGCAGCGCTCATCGACCAGGCCGCGCGCGTGCAACTGTCGGCGCAGCAGAAGGCGGCCATGACGAGCATCGTGAACAACGTTGGGGCCGGCCGCGCGCGGCGAGCAGGCGATCCAGGGCGCGATGGCATCATCACGCTCGCCAGCGGCCAGCCATCGACGCTCTTGCGGCACCTGAACATCGGCGACTTCGCTGGCGCGGCCGATCAGTTTCCCGCGTGGAACCGCGCGGGCGGCGTCGTGCAGCCCGGTCTCGTGCGCCGGCGCGCAGCTGAGCGCGATCTCTTCCTCACCGGCCATTGGAGCGCGTCATGACGATCATTCCCATCCTGCTGAAATTCGGCCCGTGGCTGCTCGCGGTGGCGGGCGTGCTGTTCGGCATGTTCCGACATCAGCAAGCCCGCACGGCGACCGCTCAGGCCGGGCAGAAGACTGCCGAAGCGCAGGCGACCGCCGCAGCTGCGCGCGAGCAGGTTGCACAGTCCGCGAATGCGGAAGCCCAGGCGAATGCCGACGCGGCGCAAGCCGGCGCGGCCGCTGCAAAGGAGAGAAACGATGCAGAAACGAACGTTGGCGCTCTGCCTGCTGGCGGCGCTGAACAGCAGCTGCGCGACGGATGGTCCCGCGACTAA